GTAGCCGTCCGTGCTAAAAAAACGCCTTGTGAGCGTGATCCCTTGCTGCTATTGCAGCGCTTACAACAGGCCACCATATTCTCAAGGCTAATAGGATCTCCTCCGTTTTTAATAGCTACTATGTGATCTACAGTCATGGCATCTTGGCCACAATAGGTACAGGTATATCCATCCCTTGCTAGGACTATGAGCCTTTGTGCTTTGTACTTACGGCTTAGCCTTGGATCATGTCTACCGTGCACCATCAATACCAGCCCCTTTTATTGTGAAACTCTAACGCTCTACATGGAGTGCGGTGCTTATGTGCGATATACTTAAGTCCTAGATCAATCTGCATAAATGGATCATGTACTTTAAGTTTAAGTAGCTGCGGTATTCCATATGCTGAGCTCTTAGGATTATCTGCTCGAGGATCCCATCTACTTTCTTTATTCCATAGGATCTCTAAACATCTATATTGTTTCGCATTTGACAGCTTTATATGAGCGTAAAGTTTGTAGTTTTCTTTATCTCTTGGCGTACTTACCGCACTTGCATACGTTGTATTGCTAAATACAAATAGCCCGGCCAATAGCACCAAGCATAGCCCGCGAGCTATCCGCGGTAGCGGCTCGCCAGCTAGCATGGAGCGTAATCGGTTAGTCAAATACATGTCAATCTTGAGCGTACTCTTGAGCGTGTCCCACAGGCTATTAACACCTGTGTATAACTTATGTGGATAACTCATTGATGGCCCCATCCCTTGCCCTTAAAGCTAAGACCCGGCGCGTGATATACCTGCCTCATCGGTTGAGCACAACAGAAAGGCGCGCTTACCTTGTCCATAGGTTGTTCAAGCTCGTACCTAATACGGCACTCTAAACACTCATACTCATAATTAGGCATCTTTAACATCCTCCATCATAACGATACCCATTACCCCGCATTTAACGCATTGGAGCGATTTAACGTAAGGCGGCAGGTTATCGGTGATTACTCGTTCTATATGATCGGTGATCTTGCCGCATAGCCGGCACTTAGTTTTATACGCCATAGTTTGACCTCTTTAGATATTGCATCTCAAATAGATTAGATCGCGGTACCCAATAGTTATTCTGATAAGGATGTTTGTACTTAGGGACCATAGCCATATGCACCGGCATCCATCCCAATAGCACGTACACCGGGCTCCATCCTGTAACTAATATAGCTACATCATTAGGCCTCGGGTTGGCTTTATTTTGGATAATTAAATGCCCGTTAGCGTGTTTGGTCCATTTAACCTCTACATTTTGGCCTACGTCTGCCTCCTCGTGCACGTTCGTAGGTTTAGGTACAAAAGCATTATCACCAAAATAGTTAGCTACGGCCGTCTCAGCTCCACACGCCTCCGACTTTTGCCATATGAACTCGTGATAATTACTAAAGCTCTGCCCAAACTGATCCGGATCGTTTGGATCGGCCTTAAAGTGGATAGCCCGCTCGAGGCCCATACGGTGTGCCGTAATCTCCTGCGATCTATCGAGTATGACTTTAGCTACGCGCGACATTGTGCACATAGCCACGTTACGACCTCAAGGCCTACATCTCGAATAGTGAGGCCGCCTAATTGACTGACCCACTCGCCGCAATAGTCGCACTTATCTACCGGCGTAGTACTTGTCGATCCGTCATCGTGGATAGTTGTAGCCAATCCGCCTTTAATAAAAGTTAGCTCGCCCATCTTTATACCTGCGGCTTCCACTTGCCATCTGATCCGAGCACTTGCCAATATGGGTTACATTGATTAGCTCGGTTTTTCTCAGTGCACTTGTAGGCGGCCCACGGTTTACCCGTTGCTTTAGCCGTACCCTCCGCCCATATCATTGTGCCATGTGGACATCTTGGAGCGGCAGGTACTAACTCGCCGCCTAGCTCTTTACCGATCTCTAGCACGGCACTCGCCATCGTAGCCATATCCTCGATAGATGCCTTTGTACTCCATGGATCAGCGCTTGCAGGTAAAGTCTCTACCTTTTCCATATCCTGCACCGTAGGCCTCGATGAGTGCTCGAGGCTTGGAGTCAATAGTCCTATGCAGCGCCCGTAAGCTGAGGTAATTGTGTCCTCTACCATCCACTTACGCATATTTTGCGGATAAGTTGCGACGTTACCAAAAGCGTAATCGACGGCGCTAGGAACCGTATCCTCATATTCACGATAGGCCTCAGCTCTTACGAGGATCGTGCCTTTTTCGATATCAAAGCTCTCAATATATGCGACTAATCTACCGCTCTTAAACTCTGATCTAAAGCGCTTAATACGTGCGTTTACATCCTCATAATTATCTAAAAATCCCATTAGATTAGCTCCTTATCTTTCAGAGCTTGAGCGATAGCGCGGCCACGTACAAAGCCCTCGCCGTGTCCGTGCTTAAAGCCAATCGAGTAACCAATTACCATAAACATAAAGCCCATACCGCAGGCTGCCAAACCGATTAATATATCTAAACTATTCATTACTTAGCCCTTTGTTAAGGCCGATCAAGCTACTAACCGAGTAGCCCTCTCAGCGTTTGTAGTATCAGTATGAGGGCTTTTTGTCACAAATCAAAGCGTAGTGTCTCTTGGCGTGTCGCTCTTAGGCTGCTCTTTAGGTTTAGACTTTAAGCCATTACCGGCTAATACGCCGCCGAGTGCACCGGTTAAAAAAATAGCTAAAGTCTGTAACAGTTGTATAAAGTCGCGATCGTTAGGGGCTTGAGCTCCTACAGGCTGAGTAACAAAGACAAGCGCGTATACGGCTCCGCCTGTAATTACAAAAAAGGTTAAAGCTAAAACCGCGCCAATTAAAAAGATTAATCGCGCGTGGATGTCCTCAGGCGTAAGCCGCTTATTATGGTTATTCATCGACAGTAATAAGGTCCTTAGTACAGGTTCCCGTAACCTCGCATTGAGGCGGAGTGCACTCAGGCTTTGTCCAGTTTTCGTATTCTTGGCACTCATATCTAACCCATCCTTGATAACCGCACCCCGATAGGAGGATAGTCCCCACTATCGCCCCTATCAGGGCCCGGATCATTTAGAGCCTATGCCGTATTGCTTCTCGCTAGGTTGTACCGCTTTAAGTAGCGGACCTACGAGGCCGGCGATAAAGGCGTTAGCTAATACTTTTGGATCCTGTATTCCTGACATGTATAAAGCTGCTACAGATGCGAGCGCCGCACGTGCATAAGATTTAGCAGCTGCCTCTAATTGCTTTTTATTCATTGTTTAATCCTAACTTTGTAATTAATTCTTTTGCTTTAGTTGGACTTACATTTACCTCAAAGTGCATATCATCCGGCCGACTCTTAAAATCGCCGCCCCACTTGAGGCCGTATTTTTTAGCAAGGGCCCGGATCATAGGTACTTTTTCAGCCGGGAAAGTGTCGTACTTGCCTAGTGGATGTTTAGTCGCGTTTAGATCGATAGCCGTACCGGATGAGTGACACGATAAGCGATCCGTAGATCCGCGCACCATACGAAAGGCGTAACCCCAATCGTCTAAAGTACCGCCATCGATCGGCTCGATTAGCTTATGAAACTCGGCGGCAAAGGCGGCTAATAGCGGGCCCACGCTACTAGCACACCTTAGCCTTAAAGCCGTACCGTTTACTGAATACGACTTTATACCGATCTCGGCAGGATCTTTCGAGGCCGGATAACCGTTATAGCTTGTAAGACTCATCCCAATAGTGCAGCGATCTCATCGGCAGATAGCCCGAGCTTGTCGAGTACCGCTTGGCGCAAAAGTGATTTTTCTGCCATTTCGGTTAGTGTCTTTTCGTTTTGTTTTTCTATTTCTTTCTGTTGTGCAATTTCTTCAGGCGTATAATTGCGAATAGTAATTTCGTTGGTTTCGATGTTGTGGATTGTTTCATAGTATTTTGTCATTTTATGCTCCATACGTCCTAACTGTGCCGGTGATGGTTATACCGTTACCATAAAAAGCTACTGAGCTTAAAGTTGCGGCTGGATTCCACATACCTTGCCAAGAATAAGCCTTTTGATTATTAGCAGGTGTATCCGTACCATCTCCTCTTAATTGGATAAATTTTCTTGAGGTTGTAGATGCTGCATTTATTTGTGCAAAACCTGATACGGGAATTGTTGATCCAAAACCATCTGCAATTACCAAATCAGGAGTACCGTTTACGTTCATACCGTCCCCAATGTGGTACGAAGCCGTAGCCGATGTATTTTGTAGTTTTTGACCTGCATAGTTTAATGTTGATCCTGTACCACCATTAAATTTCATACCGATTTGGCCAAAACCACCTGAAATACAGTTGAACTCGAAAATGTAATTATCGTAAGCACCAAGACCTGAAATAGTCGTAGATGATCCTGATAATGTAGTAGTAGATACAAGAGTATAAGTAGTGGCTGCTGCACTTGGAGTAGCCCATTTTAATCCTGTTGCCTGCGCCGAGTCGGCTGTAAGTACTGTGTTATTTGCCCCCACCGCGATACGGCTAAAAGCATCCGCGCCTGTACCTGCGACTAAATCGCCTTTAGCATCGATAGCCGTAGCCATTGAGTTAGTAATAGTCACGGTACCCGATGTGCCACCGCCGCTAATTCCTACGCCCGCGGTAACTCCCTCGATGTCACCGGTGGCCCCTGAGGCTACCCACGCTGCACCATCGTAATACCAAAGCCCATTAGTATCTTTTGTAAAAGCAAACTGACCCTCAGCCGGTGCGGTAATAGCCGCATCTCGGGCCGTTGTAGTTGCGAATACGTTAATACCCTGCATGAGGTAGCCGTTTACGTCACCGGCGGTTAATACCTCACCCGTTACAAAGGTCTTAAAACCTTGTCCAGCTGCCATAACCTGCTCCTTAGTATGCTAATACGGAGGTATCGAGCACTCCGTATAGTGTTGAGTTTAATATAAAGCCGTCGATAATCGGCTCTTGTGTTGTAAATGTCGTTTTCCAGCTATTAGGGCTAACGCGGTGCATTACGCCAAACACTTGTAGAGTCTGTTGTAACGTTGAATTACCGGGCTGATTAGTCGTAACCTCTACCGGATCAAAAAAATCTAAATCAAGGGCCGCGATAATGCCATCGTTATAGTTTTCTGTATAAAGGTCTAGTTCGATAGCATCGCAGCGGGTACGAGTAGCTTTACGGCTAGCTACATAAGCCCGAGCGTAATCGAGGGCAGCTTGATTAGTATCCATTACTAGATTTTGTTGAGTGTAAGAGTGCACAAAATACTCATCGATAGAGGCTTGATCCTCGGCT